TACACCCGAAATGGGAATGGAAGACGAAATACCTGAAGATACCTACGACAACATCCCCGAAGACGAGAAGGCTGCTGTAGAAGCTTCACAGCTACCAGACTCAGAAATGGAAGAGGACTACACTAGCTATGTACTAGAAGAGTCTTTGGACATGGAAGAGCAAGAGTATTTAATGGGCGTTCTAGAAAGCGATGAGCGTCTAAGCGGTATCTTTGATAAGGTCATGGATATTGCAGGAGAGTTTTCCGGTGAAGGTGAAGTATCTGGCCTTGGCACTGGAGTATCAGATTCGATCCCCGCAAGGTTATCGGATGGTGAATTTGTTTTCACCAAGAAGGCTACCGATCAAATGGGCGCTGATCAGCTACAAACTATGATGGACGAAGCTGAGAAAGCCTATGACGGTGGTTTAATGAAGAAAGCATTTGGCGGCATGGTAGATGACATCCCTATGGATGAGCGTCAAGAAGACGAAGAAATCAACAATATGATGATTACTTCTAACCAGATGCCAAGTGTTAAGCAACGATAAGGCTACTCTTTAACTAGACCCCTTATCATTTTTTTACCTAGAGGCCACCTTGAAGTATCAAGACCCTGTACTGAAAACGCGAACAGTATAGCCACCTTGAAAGACTAGCAAGCCCCAACAGGAGTGTGATGTATATGTCAACTGTAAATGAACAAATTGAAGAACCAACTGCAAATCCGTATAACTCTAAGAAGGACTGGCACACACCAGATGCCCCAAGTAGAGGTAAAGCAGATGCGCTTTTCTTTGAAGAACCCTCACAGGCTACCCGCAAAGCGGCCCCTGAACAAGAAGAGGAAGCACCCAAAGGAAGAACTAATTATAAGAAACGATACGATGATCTAAAGAAACACTACGATCAGAAGATAGCATCTTTTAAGCAAAAGGAATTAGAGCTTACCGCGATGGCACAAGAGACGCAACCTGCGTATGCCCCGCCTAAGTCAACTGAAGACCTTGAAAACTTTAGAGAGCAGTATCCTGATCTATATGAAACTGTAGAAACTGTTGCACACTTACAGAGTGAACAACAACTACAAGCTTTAAAAACTAAGATGTCTGTTCTTGAAGAACGAGAACTGAACATCCAACGTAAAGAAGCTGAGTCTACATTGCGTTCTCGCCATCCTGATTTTGAGGATATACGCGGAGACGATAAGTTTCACGAATGGGCTAAGGAACAACCTGAAGCAATTCAAGGTTGGATTTACGAAAACCCAGACAATGTTTCATTAGCTATCAAAGCTATTGATCTTTATAAGATGGAAAATGGTATTCAAATTGGAAGTAAGCAGAAGACAAAGAAATCACAAGCCCCCAAATCTTCAGCGGCAGATATGGTGTCCACACGGACAACACAAATAAATGCTAAAGAACCAAAGATTTGGTCACAACGGGAAATCGCTAAACTGTCTATAGCCCAATTTGATAAATACGAAAGTGATATTGACCAAGCTATAGTAGAAGGCAGAATAGTAGATTAAAAATTATTGTCTTTTTTTAGGAGTAACACACAATGGCTTATAACCAATCAGACCAACTATTTGAGCAAAGCACAGATACCAACGGTAACTTTGCTAACTCAGTTTCCGGTCAAACTAACAGCTTCTTCATGCCCTCAATCTTTTCTAAGAAGGTTCTTAACTTCTTCCGGAAAGCATCGGTAGCAGAAGCAATCACCAACACTGACTACGCAGGTGAAATTGCGGGCTACGGCGATTCTGTAAAGATCATCAAAGAGCCAGAAATCACTGTTTATCAGTATGAGCGTGGCGCTGACGTAACTCAGACTAAGCTAACTGACGTTGAAACTACTTTGATTGTAGATGTGGCTAACGCATTTAAATTCAAAGTTGATGATATTGAAACTGCTATGTCTCACGTAAACTTCAAAGAAGTTGCATCTTCATCTGCCGCTTACGCATTGCGTGACGCATTTGACGCAGGTGTAATTGCTAAGATTATTGCGGGCGTTTCAGCTTCAAGCCCTAACCACATCCTTGGTAGCGACAGTGCTACTGACCTAGCCGCAGGAACTTTTGACGGCACTGGTAACTTGGACATTGGTTCTGGCTCTACCGAACATGATCCTTTAGATGTGATGGCTCACATGGCGCGTCTTCTTGACGAGCAGAACATCCCAGAAGAAGGTCGTTGGTTCTTGGCTCCACCTAGTTTTTACGAGCAACTATCTCAGTCTAGCTCTAAGTTGATGTCTGTTGATTTCAACGCCGGACAAGGTTCTATCCGCAACGGATTGGTATCTTCTGGCAAGCTACGTGGATTTGACATGTACAAGTCTAACAACATTGCCGCTACAACTAACGCGGCAGGTCAAGTAGTATGTGGACACATTAGCTCTACTGCAACTGCACAGACCATCACAAGCACTGAAGTCCTACGCGACCCAGATAGCTTTGGTGATATCTGTCGTGGACTGCACGTATATGGTGCTAAGGTTCTACGCCCAGACGCATTAGTATCTGCGTTCTACGGTATTGACTAAGTAAGCAATTAGAGACGAGGGGTGTAAAAGCCCCTCTGATCTTTGAGAGGTAACATGGCAATTATTGGAAGTAATGAAAAGCCTATAATGATGAGAGGCAAAAAAAGAGGAAAGATATTAGGCGATACAGGAAGTTGGTATAAGTCTGAAAACAAAAAGAAGTATGAAGATAACTGGGATGCAATTTTTAATAAGCCCACTACTAAAACAGAAACAAAGGCGCAATAACATATGTCATCAACTTATCTTGATTTAACTAACGAACTGTTACGAGAACTTAATGAAGTTACGTTGACAAGCGCAACCTTTACAAATGCTGTCGGTGTACAGCAACACGTTAAAGACTCACTTAATCGTGCATACTTTGATATCATTAACGAAGAACCGCAGTGGCCTTACTTAGCTGTCGCTGAAAGCGGTGACGTAGACCCGATGTATGGAAACGTATATGTCGAGACAACCGCAGGTACACGTTTTTACGAATTAAAACCCGCTAGTTCTAGTATTACTACGGACTACGGATCAATAGATTGGGATAATTTTTATATTACTACTGTAGGTGTAGACGGAGAAACTGCTCCTTATGTTTCGCGCAACCTAAGCTTTATGACTACAGAGGCTTGGAAGGACTTCCGCAGAACTTCTGAAAACGCAGACGATGCTGACACACAGCAGTACGGTCAACCTAGTAATGTTATCCGAAGCCCAGACTCACGGAAGTTTGGACTAAGCCCTATCCCAGATAAAACATATCGCGTATGGTTCTATGCTTGGAGCCTACCCACAAAACTTGTAGCTCACGGAGACACTGTAGTGTTCCCTGAAATGTATACCTCTGTATTACTAGCTAAAGCCCGATACTATATCTGGCAGTTTAAAGACAACCCACAAGCGGCGGCGTTTGCATTAGAAGACTTTAAGAAAGGATTACGCAGTATGCGTTCTAACCTCTTAGAGCCTACGCCCACTTATATCAAAGACGACCGAATGAGATTCGTATAATATGGCCGCTTCACAACCTTTTGGTGTTTCGTGTAAAGGTGGGTTAAATACTAACCTAAACCAACTTGAAATGCTTGGACAGCCGGGATTAGCTACAAAGCTTGTAAACTTTGAAGTTGATCCAGACGGCGGCTATCGTCGTATAAACGGCTACACAGCCTTTGGAGACACTCGACCTAATGGCTCTAATGAAATACTAGGTCTTGCAGTATATGCTGATGGCCTTATAGCTTGTTCAGGCGACGGTATTTTCTTTAGCCCTGACGGTGAAAATGCTTGGCTACAAATCAATAGAGCTAGTGTTGCAGGTAATGGAGACAGTTACACAGCCTTTACAGGCCGTAGCATGGATGCAAGAACAAATCAAAGGCAGTCAAGTTTTGCAGTCTACGAAGGCAACACAGACTATGGTCAAATTATTATTTGTGATGGTGTCAACAAGCCTTTTTACTTTCACATGGAAGGCTCTGGAGCTTTAACTACTCGTACATTCTTTGCAGAAGAAATTACAGTAAGCGGCACAACAGCCCCAACAGTATGTGCAGTGCATGACCATCACTTAGTAGTTGCGGGAGCAGACGCGGCTAAAGATACTATATATTATAGCCACAACTTTGAGCCTGAAAACTTTACAGGCGCAGGAGCGGGAAGCATTAAGCTGTCTGATCAAGTTATAGGACTTAAAAGCTTTCGTGGCGACTTAATTATTTTCTGCCGTAATAGTTTACACAAGCTTATAAACATTAATGATTCTAGTAACATTGCGGTGGTTCCTATTACACAGAACGTAGGTTGCTTGAGTTCACACAGCATTCAAGAAATTGGCGGTGACTTAGTGTTCCTTAGCCCAGACGGTATACGTTCTGTTGCGGGTACATCAAGAATTGGTGACGTTGAATTAGGATCAGTAAGCCGACAAATACAGTCTATTATTTCTACTGTTGCTAACGGCATAAATTCTTTTACTATTACAAGCGCAGTTTTAAGAAGCAAGTCGCAATACAGATTGTTTTATAGCACAGCCAGTGGGTCTACTGCGTCTGCTAAAGGAATTATTGGCACATTAACTGCTAATGGTTTTGAATGGTCTGAGACAATAGGTATACAAGCAACTGGTTTTGCTTCTGGTTTTGAAGCTACAGGTATTGAAAAACTATATCATGGCGACAACCAAGGCTATGTTTATAATCACAACACCGGAAACACCTTTATAGCTACTGGAACTGCATTTGATATTAATGCAATTTATCAAACGCCGAACTATGACTTTGGTGACATAGGAACTAGAAAGACTTTACATTATGCAAAGATTTCTATTACTCCAGAAGGTGAAGCACAGCCAAGTCTAAGAGTCCGTTACGACTATGAGGATACGGACATACCCCAACCCGCAGATTATGTTTTAGATTCTGTTCCGCTTCCTGCTCTTTTCGGCACAGCGGTATTCGCAACAGCAATCTTTGGAGCAAGTAACGATCCTATGCTACGTCAAGCAATCCAAGGTAGTGGATCAGTATGCAACTTTAGAATTAGCAGTTCTGATCAAAACGCACCTTACGCAATTAACGGCCTTTATATAAATTACGTCCCATCAGGTAGGAGATAACCAAATGGCAGGAACAAGTTACACTAGACAAAGTACGCTTACCGATGGCGATACGATTACAGCTTCACTTTTTAACGCAGAATACAATCAATTAGTTACTGCGTTTACGTATGCGGCTTCTGGAACTACAGGACACCAACACGATGGTGGAGCAGGAGAAGGCGGTAACATTGAAATCATTGGCGACCAAGACTTCTTAAATAAAATAGTTGTTGATAGTTCTAACAACCGTTGGAGCGTCTTTGTAGAAGTAGGCGGTAGCGCCGTTGAGCAAGTACGCATTGAAGATGGTGTTGTATATCCAGTAACCGACAGTGACGTAGACCTT